AATCCACGCCCATCATTTCGTCGGGATCTTCTGGTGCTTGTACTGCTTCAGGCGCAACAGCTTGTAGTTCCTGAGCAACCATGCCGTAGTCTTGATGTGAGCCATCAACTATCCAATCAAACTTGCGTACTTGGATAGCGTCTACTTTGCTTCCAGCGTCATCAGCGTCTGCAATGTTTGATTTAAGGCGTTGGTCTGATGAGGTGTTGTAGGCAGTTGCTGAAGACGTTGAAGTAATGCTTCCGCGAGCATTAGCGTCATAATAGAAAATTATCTGCGATCTTGAACCGCTAACGCCGTTTGCGTTTCTACAAATCAGCGGAGCCGTAGCCCCAGATCCTGCAAATAGGTGGGCGCTGTAGGGTGCGCTGTCACTATTTACCGTCAGACGTTCATTAAACGAAGTACCCGTGGTGCCAAGTAAAAGTTTGCCAGTGCTGTCGAGCAACATTTTCTGGGAATTGGATGGCTGGAAATAAATAGCTGAACCAGACTTGAGATAATTGCTTGTGCCATCTGTAGACAAAGCGTCCTGTGAGCCAAACTTTACTGCGCTTGATAGGTAGATGTCTTTGAAACGAGCAGCTGATTGGCCCAAATCAAGCGTATTGTCTCTGAGGTTATTCGTTGAAGGGTCGTATGGCATGATTGCGTCAAGACCAGCGGAAAAGTCTAGTCCCGTGTCGCCAGAGCCTATATTTAGGTCACCGCTTAGAGTACCAATACTACCGACCACGGTGCCGTCTTTGGTAAAGTTAAGCAACGAACCATCAGATGTTTTGCGGTAAAGCTCTAGTGGAGTATCGCCATCTCTCGTGAATACATTGTATCCATTAGCGCGTAACTCCTGCCCTACTACAGAGGAACCTGTGGAAGTCTTGCCCACCAGCAAGTTGCCTGACGCATCAATACGCATACGTTCTGCCGTGTCGGTAACGAAAGCAATCTTGCCGCCCCAAGAAGAGTTGCGGCCTGAGTCAATCGTCATTACTCCGGTGTTGCCGACATGCGTAATCTTACTATCCACAGTGCCACTGCTTGTGAACTGGATTGTGGCTGTGTTTGAAGTTGTAGTGCTATCAATTTCAAAAACGGGCGTGGCATCTTGAATTGTTAGCAAAGACGCTGGACTGCTTGTGCCAATACCCAAAGATTCCGCAGAAGCATCCCAGAAGAACTTAGGCGTTGTGCCTGTGTCTTCATACAGTTGAAAATCGCCGTTTGCGAGTAGCTTAGAACGTATACCCGCACCGGAGAGCAGGACAAGATCGTCGCCCTGAGCGCCTGTAGCAACGTAATTCACGCCTGTTGTGGAGTCATCCACATAACTGATGTATGCCTGCGAATCTGTAGAGGTAAACGAAGCAACAGAGTTTCCTGTTGAACTGCTAACTGTTAACGCTTGCGAGCCTGTGCCTTGTATTACTGCACCAGCAGCAGTTACTGCGCCAGTAAACGTAGGACTAGCAAGGGGAGCTTTAGTGTTTAACTGTGTCTGGATATTAGATGTAACACCATCAACGTAGTTTAGTTCTGCTGTGGTAGTAGTAACACCGTCTAAGATGTTTAACTCTGCTGCGGTAGACGTTACGCCATCTAAAATATTTAGTTCAGCAGCAGTACTGGTTACTGTAACTCCATTAAGAGACAGTGCATCAGTTTCCAGAGTACCGTCAACATCAACATTACCTGAGATGTCTAGTGTCTGAACAGTAGTTGTACCAGTTAACGCAGCGTTATTAGCGTTTGCTTTAGTTGCTGATGCAGTTGCAATGTTATTAAACTCTGTATCAATCTCAGAGCCTTTTACAATCTTAGCAGCGTTACCTGAAGGTAGAGAATCTTTTGCTGCAAAGTCAGTAGTTTTCGTATAGTTCGTCATTAGATTAATCTACCTATAAGTGCTTCAATGTTTACTTCTTGTATGGACAGTGATCTTTCGTTAATTGTACAGTCCAAACCAATAGTGGCTACTCTGCCAGATCCAGTTGCTTTAGCTTTAGCTGTGTCAATAATAATTGTAGCACTGTATTCTGATGTGCTTACGTTGTACTCAGATAATCCGTACTGAGCGATACTAGCGTTGGCTACAGTTACAGCTTGCTTTGTGTATCCTTCAGTGTAATTATATCCCCAGTTAACTGTTACTGGTGCGCCTTGACCACCAATAACTGTAAAGTTAATTTCTTTTAGAATCTTCAGTCTACTAGCGTCACCAAAAGACAACGGATTAGTGTAGTAACGCATTGTGTAGGTATCAGTGTCATCTAAATATCCGTTGTACTTATTGATACCTTTGACAGTTCCTAAGTACAGTGTACCGTCTGCTGCTCTATTACCACATAAAATCTTAGTGCTAGGCCATGTAGTCACACGGTTGCTACCGTCCTCTAGTTTACCTCGCATATCAAAGCAGTAAACAATAGAGCTTGTGGGCAAGAACAGCAGATAGAAAGAATGCTCTGGACTGTAAACAGACTTAATGTTGTTAGTCTGCGTGTTGACAGTGAACATCATCTCGTCACGTACATTCTTAGATACGTCACCAATAGGGTTAGACTTCTCTTGTATAACTCTGCCCAAGCTACGTACACCAGTGTCGGACAGGAAGATCAGGTCTGTACCTGTAGACTGCACTGTATCCCTAGCAATACAGCCAATGTTTGTAATAGCGTCTGCTAGTACCATACTAGATGGCGAGCTTGCACCAGAGTACAATAGAATACTACGCTTACCAAAGATAACTAAGAAGTCGTTAAACTCTGCTAAGGCTACAATCTCATCGTGTCCTGTAGGCCACACCGTTGTAACGTCTAAAGAACCTGAAGAACCTCCTGTCCACGCATGTCCAGACAATAAGTCAGACCAGTACAACGTGTGCTTGTTACCAGTAACGTCAGCAGCCCACACACGACCAAAAGCTGCTAGAGCTTCATTGGCTTGTGGTGGCGTACCTGTAGCATGGCTATGGTCACTAAACTTCTCTAATACGCCACTGCCAGACTCATCAGTGTAGATAAGAGGCTCTTGTCCACGTTGAAAGAAATAAGCATGATTGTTAAAGTTTATAATCTTCCAGTTGTTTGCACTGACTGTGTAGCTGCCGGGAGTAACATCAGTTAGTGTAGTCGTGCCAGTAAACACTTTACTGTTACCAGTAGAAAAGACTACAATGTCACCACTTTGATCTACAAACTCAAAGACACTCTCAATGCCGAGGCTAGACCCTAGTGGCGTAGCACTGCTTGTGAGCTTATCTAAGCCCTGTCTAGCGCCAATACGTCCGTACTTGTCTACTACCGTGTTTTCAGCAATAGACGCAAAGGACGCATCCTGAGTAACAGGAGAGTCTTGTGTATTGAGTCCCTTAAAACCGGGAGCAGCAATGTATATGTTCTGTCTTTCTTGAGCCATTATGGAACCGTGTAAATAAATTCTTCAGGGTTCTTGTAAGCATCCAATGCAACAGCATCAGACAAGTGCTTATCAGCAATCAAGAAATAATCCTGTGCTGTAGTGCCCCCAGTTTCCCCACGTTCTCTAGCCAACAAAGCTACAGCGTTGTGGACAATAGCATTCTTAGGTAACACTGTAGTGTCTGCATCTCCAGACAGTTCAGCTTCTCTAGCAATCAGGTCAAAGCGCATGTTAAATACACCTGATGGCTTAGGGTACACTCTTACTTTAGTATCACTGTTACTGTCAATACCACTAAAGGTATAGGAGTCAGGAGTGCCTGTAACTTCACCGGAGATGTAGTAAGCGTTGTTAAACCAGTTAGGTGACTCATAACGCATAAAAAAGTTAGATGTGTCGTTGATGACACTGTACACTTTTACACGTTCTCCAGCATTTGTTAGGCTGTACTCTGTAGTGTCTGCTACCGTAGGAACTACAACAGTTGTCCGTAGTGCAGACCAATCATGTGAGTCTTCTACTATCTGTTTAGCATCATTAACAAAGTCACCTGCCATTTTACTGTAGGTGTTTTGTGTTACACTGGATACTTCATCTTCCCGTAGCCTACGTAGTACCTCGTTGACTATATTCAAATATGTGGTACTCATCTACCGCCTGCTCCATATAAATTTTGCATAACTGCTTCTTGTAGTAAAGCATCGTTAAATAAACCTAACCTGTTTTGCACTTGGTCTTGAGACAATGCTGGGAAGGACGTAAGGTTACGTATCTGATCTGCTACTGTATTAGCATAGTTAGCTTGTGGGTCATAAGCAGCAGGAGCTTGATAACCTTCGTACTGTGGTGCTAACTCTAGTAGCTCAGGTGCTTGATATGTTTTTCTAAAATCATAATCTTCAAACTCTGGTGGTGTGTATCCTCCAGTTCCTCTTTGGCCCCCTAACATTCCAGAAAGCAAACCTAAACCTAGACCAGCGCCAATCCCTGCTCCTGCACCTTGGCCTCTACCTGTACCTAAACCTTCACCGTATCTAGCTTCACCAAGAGCTTCTCCTGCTGCTACAGCTTCCGCTAAAGCATCTGCTTGGGCTTGTGCTTCCGCTGCCCTAGCAGCTTCAGCAGCCGCTGCGTCAGCTTCTTCTTGTGCCTGAGCTTCTGCTTCTACTTGTGCAGTAGTGTCCTCAACAGTAGTGTCCTCCAGTATGTCTGTAGGCTCCGTAGTTGTAGGAGGCGTAGGCTCAGGAGTAGGAGCAGTAGTAGCCACAGGTGTAACTGGAGGAGCTACTGTAGGCTGCTGTGCTGGCTCTGAGACCGCTGCTGCTGCTAATGCAGGAACAAAATTAGAAAACAAAGAGCTAGTAACTGATCCTATCGCAGGAGGCTGAACGCTAGGTGTTATAGTTGCATTAGGGGCTGCTGGTGCAGTTACTGTTGTAGCTGTAGGTGCTGATGCTGCTGCACTAGGCGCTCCACCACCACCTCCTGAAGGAGCCTGCTCAACCTGTAAGTAACTCTGGTCAACTACAGGTCTTTGCTCTGATAGCAAGGTTTCTAAATCTGCTTCAACAGTAGTTGTAGAGCCGGGAAACTGCTGAGTAGTTAGTTCTATAGTTACTCCTGTTTCAGGATTAGTATACTCTAGTCTACCTCCTGAAGTAAGAACTACATCGTCTACAGGTATGGGCGTACCGTCAACTATTAAATTTCCTGTTGCTGTATCTATTCTTTCTATATTAGCAACAGTGCGTAAAGTTTCAGGAGTAGTACTTAAAGGAGCAACGCCTGCGGTGGACAACATTCCTGTAAACTCTCCTGCTTTTGGAGCAGCCCATCCTAAGTTTGTTAAAAATGCTTCTTGAGTGGTTGTAGCTAATCCTAAGTCAGCTAGTACAGGATTTCCTCTTGAAGCTAAATAAGCCCCCATGCTAAAATCTGGAGAGTTAAACTTCTCTATCCCTACTTCTGAAATTACTTGGTCTAAAGTACGGTCAAAAGCTGCTTGCTGAACGTCTGTTAATACCTTACCAAAGTTTTCACTTCCCTCTACAGCATATCCCGGTAAACCTATGTTACCATCGTCTAAAATAGAAGCGCCTACATCTGAAATTTCTTCAGA